GTTGCTAAGTCACTGCCTGTTAGTGGTACTTGTCCACTAGCTGGTGTGCCTGCAGCAATAACTAGCTGACGAATCAAGCTACCCTTACCTGCCCACTGAATGTTGGCGATGGCATCAATACCAAAGTCAATAGTGGCGCTGTCTAGGGCGCAATTGTCTAAAACATAGGCCAGGTCATCAAATATGATAATTAAGCCAAAAGCTTGTAGTTGGTGCTTGTTACTATTTGCAACACTTAGTATGGCTGGATTGCCGTTTGTCCAAGCAGCATTGGCCGTACCAATTGCGATACTTCCTGCAAAAGCATTCCACAAGTAACCTTCTTCAGCTGTAACTGTAGTACCATCATTAAACGGACGTAAGTAAGTTGAGAAGCTAAAATCTAGTGGTTCTAGTGCTGTGTTGAAACTGCGCTGACCACGAGCAGGTGCTGCACCCGCTTCATTTAGTGTAACCGTATCAATTGTTGTATTTTGACTAAAGGTCATGCCTTCCAAAACTTGAATCTCAAAAGTATTAGTTTCGCTAAACAAGCTGCCGGCATCCTTATATGCACCGGCTTTTACACGACCTTGGCTATCTACGTTGGTAGTAAAGAAAACTCTACTATTACGAATTAAATTAACTGCCATAGTTATTCCTTTTTCAATGTATAACCTTGAGCACCTTTACTAGACTATTATCTGTGCTGGTGCGCTTTAGTTATTGAAGTGCATAACGCACTTCTAAGTTAATTTCGCCAACGCCGTATGGAGCCAGCAAACCTTCGTCAGTAGTAATACTCTGGATTAAAATCTCTGTCGTCTCCAGGCTATTAGCCACATCATATTGTAGTACACGGTTATTATCTAAGCATAACTCCAGGTCATCAAGTAGATCTTCTAATTGCTCCTGTGCATTATCTTCGCCGTATACATAAACTTTTATGCACACCTGCAACATTCCCCAGGTAAAGTTGCTTGGTAGGTAATCGCGGGTTTCTGAACCTGGGTGAAGATAAACACATGGAAAGTCCTGTACTTCATCCCAAAACTTTAGCTTTGGATAGCTGTTTTGAAATAAGTTAGTTTTATACTGGCCTGTGCCGTCTATCTCCTTGAATTTTTCGCTTAACGCTTTTACTATACTAGTTCTTTTGCTCATACTAATACTGCCCTCATACGTGCTGCAATTTGTTCTTGCACAATCTCCCTGATTGACTTGGAGATGAGCAGTTTAGGATCGCGACTTCTAGGTAACTCCTGTCTACCGCCTGCACTAAATGTTGCATAAGGGTTTTTCATGTAAGTGTAGAAAGCAGTTATCATGCCTTCGCGACTTTCGCTTAGTTTCTCAACTTTAACACTTTCTGCAAAACGACCGCTACGCAAATTTAATACGTCATTGCGGTTCCCATTACCCATGTTACGCTTTACTTGATCTGTTAAACTAGCGTTTAAGTTAAGCAGAATGGAGCTAAGATCGACTCCTGTTCTGGTAACAATTCCCGGATCTTCTTTAGCGGTTTTACTAACTCTTTTAGCTACTACGCTTATTTTCTTTCTGCGCTTTACTATCTTATTGGTAGAGTTTAATAAAGTAGTAGTCTTTTTAGTTTTCTTTGGCTTTATACCTTTTATTGCCGAAACAATAATATTTTCTATATTATCTACAACACTAGGACTAGATTTTATTCTAATCATCATGATTGCTAGATCACGTATACTGCTAACCCTAAAAGCTTTTAGTAAGTTTTTTCTACCTACAGCATCCAATAAGCTCCATTGCTTTTCTAACTGTCCAAGATCTTCTTGGTTTTCTCGTCTATTTTGTACGATAACAGTTTGAAATAAGCCAGAACTTAGTATTAAACTTAATACATTTGGGTCACCTGCTGTAAGTTCCCCCTGGTGTACTTTGATAATATTTTTCTGTTGTCCAGTTTGCTCTAAGAAATCTTCTACAATTACTTTAAATACATCAGTATCACTACTTGCTTCTTTTAGAGCATTTCTAGCACTCATCATTTCTGCTAGAATCTTACCGGATATAATGGAGTCATCAGCTTTTGTATGACCCCAGTTAATAATTTTTGTAGTTAAATAATTTGAATCAGTTAACTTTGAATTTGTTACTTTGCCTGCTGCAAGTGCTGCTTCTATCTCTTTTTTAATCTTTTGATTAACAATATCTCTGAGATTGGCGAAGCTGTTATGCGCTATCTTTAGAGAAGCTACGCGCTTTTCATCACCTTCAAAGTACGCCACTATATAGGGCTGACTAAATATCCTTTTTAGTTCAGCCAGGTGTACAGACATATTTTTTACTTTTATGCTGTCTACCGTATCTGCACCATTTTCATTAAACGCATCTACAAATTGCTGAAGTACTGTATTAACTTTGTTAAATACTTCAGTGGTCATAACCGGATAGGTTGATGCCATTTTATGCATAGCAGCATTGATACCTTTTGTGGCATACTGTGCTGCTACTGGGGTAATATCTTTACTTTTGATAGCCTTATTAAGTGCTTCGGCTATATCCAACCCGTGTAATGAAAACATGGCTGGAAACAACTTATCAAAAGAACCTTTCCGCAAACCACTAGATTCTAGCAGTTTTTGTAATTGTCCTGTTTTATCACTTTTTAATCTAGCGTTATAGGCTTGCAACGCTGTTGCTAAATCTAAGGCTCTTTGAAAACTCATGTATAATCCGCCACATACTGATCTAGAATACGCTTAATATGTGCGGGTAGATTAGTTGTGCTTACATACTCAATTTGTACGCTATTTGTACCAGGCGCTTTGCTACTGTGTATAGCACCATCATTTTTTCTGTAATAAGTAACTAGATCTAGCACTGCTAGTTTTAAATCTGCAGGTACAAATTCGAAACCTGCAAAGTAAGTAACCTTGTATCCATTAATTAATTCTGGCCAAACTCCACTACTGTCTAGTGAAATAACTGCGTCACCATCTACAACCCAGTCTGTGAATTTCGTAAGCTTGGTGTAATTTTGTCCGTAGTTTGTGCTACGTTCAACACTTATAATTTGAGTAACTGGAGTTTCCTTTAATAGCAGCGTAGAATGGCCACCTTTAAATATCTCAGTTTTAGCCTCATCAAAATAGTCTATAAAACTACGTCTGCAATAAGTTTTTACCAGTTCAGAGACTTTTGGTATTAAAAAATCAATTTCAGCATCATGGTTGGTACTGTTGATGCCAGCATATGTTTTGTATTCTTGTTTAGTAACTAAATCTGCCATCAAGTAGTCCTCCTGTCTTTTAACTGGACTCGTTAGAATCCAGTTAAAAGACAGGGATCATTTGATCCCTGTCCAAGTAACATTAAGCTACGAAACGGATGGCGCTAACACCTGCACCATGGTTTGTAGTAACTTGTGTCATGCCTGTGCGTAGGCTTGCAACCATTACACGACGCTGTGTTTCAACTAGGTCGTCTGTGTCAACACGTAGACCACGCTGATTACCAACTAAGAAGTTAGCTGGAGCATAGCATAGGGCGGCAACTTCGCCAGCTGCCTTAGCAGCAAACTCAGCACTTACTAGTACTGGGCTATTGGCAACACTACCGATTTGACCAGTTAGGATAGTAGCGCGATCGCCAACCTTATCCATTGTCTGGAAGTCTGTGTCATCTAGTAGGTCATAGTAACCTTCTGTGCTAACAACATAGACGATTTCGCTTGGGTCAAGACCCCAGGCACCTAGATCACGACGTGCATCGCGTAGCTTAGCAACGGTTAGCTTGTCGTTATTGCTGATATCTAGTGTAACAGCACTTGCTGCATCAAAAGCAGCTAGACCCTTGACAGGATCTGCACCTGCACCTGCACCAAGAGCAAATGCCTTGTCAACTGCGCGAGCAACACGGCGAACCATGGCGTCACGAACAACAGGCATAATTGCTAGTAGAGCGTCTTCTTCCTCTTCGAAAGCGACATACTCGTTTGTAGCAACCTTGTATGCGTTTAGGGTGATTTCCTTTAGGGCGTGTGTGGCGTTACCACCTGCGCTACCACTTGTACCGAACTGTGCGTTCTGTACCCAAGTTGCCATGCCAGCCTCTGGGTTTACAGGGATGGTCATAACGTTGGTTTGCATGTTGATAGCACGTAGTGTTGGTGCAATTACTAGGCGTCTGCGAACTTCGTTTTCCATTTGCAGGCTAACTTCTAGTTCCCAGGTAGCGCTAGGTACGTGTGCACCGTACTTTTGAACCATTTGACCACCAAACTTGGTGCTCTCTAGGCTCTTACCAGCCATTTTAGCTAGTAGAACTGCCTTTTCCTTGTCGGCATATTGCATTTCGCCAGACTTGCCGTCTTGGAACTGCATTTTGCTCTTTTGAATAGCTTCTAGCTCAGCAGCCTTCTCTTTTAGAGCAGCTTCTAAACCTTCAAGAGCTTTCTTGCTCTCTGCGCGCTCAGCTTCTAGGCGCTTTTCAACTTCGGCCAGTAGCTTGTCAGCACCAGTCTCAGTAGGAGTAACGGCAGCAACAGCAGCCTTAATGCGAGCTTGTAGCTCGGCTTCTGCCTTTTCTTGAGCAGCTTTTTCTTGAGCAGCCTTTTCTTGGGCAGCAACTAGAGCCTTAGCTGTTTGCTCAGCGGCTTTAGCAGCGGCATCAGCTAGCATCTGTTCTAATTGTTTTGGATCCATATTCCATTCCTTTTTAATGTCGCTATTTGCTTCCGTTGAGGACTCTAGCCCTTTAGCTGACTCGCTGCCGGGTGCAAATTGCTGTTTGTACAAACTATATTCCTCGTCAGTATCAAATGACTTGGCTAAATTAAACAATGTATTTTGATTTGCTGGCACTGACACGACGGAAATTTCATGTAGTTCCAAATCTTTAACTAAGAAAACTTCGGCTGCTGTATTGTACTCCGCGTCCTTAATACGGAATCCAATACTAAAGGCGCTCAGCACACCCTTTTTAATCAGCTTGTACACATCGCCGGCAGCATCTGTGATATTGGCTTTGATCCATAATCCCTTGCTGTCAACTTTATGTTCTACCATTTTGCCTACCGGCATAGTATGATTATGATAGGCGAGAATAACAGGATTCTTTAAATAATCTGCTAATCCCTTTTCCCAAACGCTAGTCGGGACTACGTCTCCGTGTCTGTCCTTGTCGTTGGTACTAGCATAACCTTCAATCATTATGCTCTGATCTTCATCATCGTCTTTGGGTAGTGCTTTGGCAGTAAATTTACTGTTAAAGTAAAGTACTTTATCTTTATCTACCATAATACTCCTTTATTGCTCTGGTCTACCACCTTGCGATGGATCAGCAGCGCTACCAGCAATGTTGGCCGGTATTCTCAAATCGTCATGACCGTCCATACTGTCATAACGCAACTCTTTTCTGGCTTCGTTAGGAGTGATAACTCCACCGTTAACTAGTGCAACGTGATATTGCGCTATGTCTTTAAGCTCCGGCTGCAATGCACTAACGTTGCTTGTAATTGGTTCCACATCATATCCGAAGTATCGCTCGAGAGTAGAAACATACTTGCGTACTGCTGGAATAACTGTTTCCAAGTAAAATAAGCGCAAATTAGGGGAAATGTTAGCATTGTTACCACCCATTAGTAAAATAGGCGGTACGCCCACTGCAGTCATAATTTTTTCACTATGAGTTTTAATCGACTGATCAAAATCCATTTCTTTAAAACTTGCATCAGTAATATTGTGCGGTTTTAAGCCCGAATCCAATATAATTGGGCGCTTGCCACCGTTTTTAGTTGAATATTTTTGTAACCAGTAGTTTATAGTTTTTTCTTTAGCTATTTGTGATAGTGTGTTGTCCGATGTTAACACTAAACCAAATACAGCACCATTATCAAAGAACTGCTCTTGAAACTGCTGCATTGAGTATAGAATCTTTACGCTGCGTTCTGCAGCTTCCAGGCGACTAGCACCACGGTAAATACTTTCGCTACTAGTGTCACGAAAGTAGAAAACTTCTGATTCTTTAAAGTCAACTAAACCGTTATACTTAAAACCTTTAATAAAGGTTTTAGTGTCGGTCATAATTTCTACATTTTCGGCAGGTAGGTGGTATAGGAATGTACCGTCATAGTGTACAAACGCATTACCTTCTAGTAACAGGTCAGTGAATATGCACTGACGGAACTCTAATGCCGATTGATAAGGATTTGGACGGAAGTTTAGCAGTGTGTTCAGAGATTTCTGACGTATGCCGCTGACTACTCCGTCGTGTATTTTATCCTTTATATCGTAGTCTAGCGAAGCTGCGGCATTTACCACCATGCTGACACTACGATTTACAGATTCTAATTTTTTAAACGCTTGTCGGTAGGTAATTAACTTGGCTTCACTGCCTAAGTTTGTGCCTTCACCTTGCGCTATTCGTTCCTGCGCTGGATTTAATTTTTCTACCAGCCAGTGACGTATGTTTGTTATTGTGCCCATGCTAACCCCTTAGCAAAATTCGCTGAAGTGGCTGCCATAGCTAGGCTTGCGTATACTTGAACCGTTTAAGTGTTTTTCGCGCTGTATCTCGATCCAACGAGCCTGCTTTGGCTCCGAACCGGGTTGAGGAGTCTTACCGTATACACCGTGTAGTTGTACATGATGTGGGTTACATAGGGTATATACCTGATCATATATTTCTGCATGGTGCTGCTCAATAAACTCGTCACGAACAGCTAAAATACCCTCATCGGTGCTAATATCATAGCCCTGAGCTTGTGCCCACCGTTCCAGCAGTACAGTAATACTATGCAAGTGGTGTAATTCTAAATCTGTGGTTCCGCTACAAATATAACAGCTTGTTTGCTTTTCATAAGCCGACTTAGCACGATCGCGAACCCATTTTACAGGAATGCGCTTGTTTGTATTTTTTGCCACACCTAAAAACCCTACTTACATAAACGGATACATGTATTATACACCAACAGCACCACTATGTCAATACTAATTTTTGTGGTACCTACACCACGTAGGTATAAAGGGCATATCGCAACGCATCAGCCATGTGCGAATAATCGTCGTGCTTTGGTCTTTCACGCTGTAAACCTTCACGATCGTCCCAACGATACTGGTCTAACATAGCTAAGACGTGTTTACAGTCTTGGTGTATGACCAATCTATCTTGTTGGATCAAGGTTTGCAGGTATGCAATGCCAGGTAGTACATCTTTTTTAGCTTTTGTGGTTGCTAAATCGTACTGATAGGCAAGGTCACTTGAAAATTGCGCAGCTGCCGAATCAATAAATATGGTTTCTACGCCCCAACGAGTGCACATTTCCTTAAAATCTTTGGCGTGCTCGGCTGTGGTACGCTCCGACTCTTGGTAGTCTTCAACAACGTAGAACTTATCACTCTCAAAGTGGTAGCCAACCACCACAAATGCAGTGTGATCACGGTAGCCAGGGTCGCAGCCAGCTATAAACTCGCAACGACGCTGCTCTAGCACATCACTAGGCAGATGCTCTACAGTATTGCTAGGCTTTAGTTCATAAATTTGACCTGCATAGCTGGTAAAGCTAGCTAAATAC